CAATATGCGAATTTGTTGAGGTATAGGAGTTTTGTTATGACTCCATTCGCCTACTTGTATCATGCTTGGTACTTCAAAAATTTCAATAGCAGCAGGATCGCCGCCTGTGCCTAAACTAGGATCTAATCCTACTAGATATGTTTTACCCTTCTCGGGCTGTTTATACCAACGTACTTTGCCGTGTCTAAAAAGTGGATCTGTGCCATACATATTTGTAAGGTGCATGCTATCAACTAGTGTTTCGTCGTAGATAATAAATTCGCAATCATGCTCTCGTCTAAAACGTTCTTCACCAATGCGTCCTAGTTCTTCTTGTTTCCAAGTATCATCTCTGTCTGGATGCTCCCACCAATAACTGCGGTATGCTTTGAAACCATTAACACCAATATCTGTTTCAGCACCATCTTCATCAAATGTTTTGTTGGCATCACGCCAAATAGTAGCAAACTGGTCTTCGTCACTGTTTGGTGTACTTGTAATAATAGCCTTACCACCTGTTGCTAGTGTTGGAGAAATACTGGTCCAAAACTCACGGGCAATACTAGGACGCACAAACGCAAACTCATCACAGTATAGTAGTGTAATACTCATACCTCGTCCAGTGTTGTCTGTAGTTGCTTGTGCTACAATACGGCTACCATTGTCAAAGTCTATACTGCCTTTATTGTAACTTGTAACACCTGCACGAATGTGGTCAGGACATAGTTCATATGCATATCTTACACGTTGCATAATCTCCTGCGCACCTGCATATTTGTGTGCGGCAATAAGGATAATACTGTCAGGCACAAACATTGCATACCATAGCAAGTAGCCTGCGGCTGTTGTTGATTTGCCTGTTTGTCTAGGCAACATATTAATGTTAAAGCGATAGTTGTGATAAGTGTCTAGTAATTTGTCTTGATATTCAAACGCTTTATAGGTCATACGTCCACGAGTAGGATGCTGTATGTTGAAATAATTGTTCATAAAGTATTTGACACCATTAGCAGGGTCTGCACACTTGGCAAACTCTGTGAGTTGTTCGCGAGTAAATGTTTCTCTTTTGTATGCTTTCTTAATCAGCACACCATCAAGTGACTTAGCCATTAAACTTCGTATACGCCTTTTAAATCTATATACTCTGTACCACCCCAATAGTTTGTGTGATACAAATATGCTTCCTGTATGACAGCGTCTATATGTTTATGCCAGTAACGAATAAACTTGACACTACGAGGAAAATCAGGTATATTATCATGTGTTTGCCAGATAAATTCTTGTATCAGATGTACATGATCTGGCATATGGTAATAAACTTGGATAGAGACTAGTTTGTCTCTGTCAAATCGTTTAATCATATTAATATTTATATGAGCAAATAAATAGTTTTACAATGAGTGATACACTACTTTTAAATGCATGCGGTAATCCTATCAGCAGTTTTCCTGTAAGTACAATTAGTTGGCAACGTGCGGTCAAATTATACTTCTTAGATAAAGTCGACATCTTAGAATCATATGAAGATTGGGACATTAATAGTCCTAGTTTTAGCATGCCAGTACCTGCCACTGTAATTACTAAAGACTACTACAGACCCAAGCACCATGTATGTTTCAATAGATACAATTTAGCATTGCGTGACGAATTTAGATGTCAGTACTGTGAAGAACAACACAAGTATGACAATTTAACTATTGACCATGTATTACCACGTAGTGCAGGAGGTAAAACACACTGGACTAACTGTGTGATTGCTTGTAAGCATTGTAATGTTGCTAAAGGCAGCAAGTTACTCTCCCCGCGGCGGAAACCCGAGGCACCTGACTACTATCGCATGGCGGCTCTTAGGAGCCGTTTTCCATTTCAGGTAAGACATGTTAGTTGGTTAAACTATCTACCAAACGGTCAACTAAAAAAATCTGCTCTTGTATAGCCTGTTGTCTTAATTCACACATGTTTATCAAATTATTAGCAAGTCTTCTTGGATCTATATCAAATTGTACAGACTCAAAATGCTTAATCTTTTCATTTGTTTGCAATTTATCTAAATCCATATTAACCACATCTTCAAAAACATCAAATCCAAGTTGTTTAAGCAGTGCAGTTGTTTCGTTACCCAAGTTTACAAAAGGATGTTGTGCTAGTATAGGTTTAAAACTTTTTTCAGTTAGAAACTGTGTTTTAGCCCAGTATGTTTCTAGTACTACACTATAGTCTGTGCAATCATACCATTCAATATTTCCAACTGTATAAAAGTCTGTATTACGTTCCTCGGTTTGTGTAATATCTTGGGGCAACTCCAACGGCAAATTATCCCTACACCATTGTTCAAAGTCGAGATTTAAATCTTGTGTAAACTCTGAATCTATAAACCTTTGCTGTTTAAGAATACTATTGATGTCTCTCACAGTCCTGCCGTTATCCTCGGTATTGACTTGTCCAAGATAACTGATTAAGTTGTCCATTAAATTATTTTCCCACAGATGTTGTAGGAATTGTATACGCTCACTTTTATGGTTACGCATCATACACAAAAAACGATTACCTGTAGTAAATTTAGCCGGGCGACTGGGTTGTATTAGATCCAGATGTAATCCATACTGATGTTTCCATTCAATTACAGTTTGTTTGGGATGTACACCTGCATACTCTACATCAGATGTTACAAGTATCGCATGCAAATCCATTTCATTCAAGTGTCTAGTTAGCAAATCTCTTGCCGGATCCCACCAGCAGTATAATACTAGTGTGCCTGAAAAATATTGTTTTAGATGATGCAGATAAGGCATGTCCATTGTATCGCAGTACCACACGTTGGGCACTGGACCTAGTCTATCTAATAACAACTTTAGAAATCTTCCCTGAGGAGTTGGCTTGTTATAGTGCAGATTGTGTTTACTTAAACTATATTCTTGGAACATTTAATTTCTCTGGACGATAGATATACTGTTGTCTATGAGGACTTGGACTATCGAATATCGTTTGATTTGCCTTGTCTAACAACTGTTGTACACTGTCTGCGTCTAAATCAAAATAGTGTTGTGCAAAACGTGCATGTTCTTGTGGACTCGGATGATGATCACCCGGCAGTGTTTCTCTCCAGTAATCATGTTGATTAGTGTAACCTAAAAAATCACCGAAACTTTCTAATCCTTGTATAGGCTCAACGCTGAACATTCTTAGATCACAGCCGTTTGCACTACATATTTTACTCACAGCATGTATGTAACTTGTTTGTTCAAGTATGGCTTTGTCTTCGCTGTAGTATTTCATGCGTTCTTTGGGTTGATGCAAATAAGCATTGCCTAGCAGTGTCCAGCCTTGATCTTGTGTATAATCACTGAGTCTGTGTGTTTGACTCCACATCACAACTACTAGATCTTCGCTGGTTATTGCGTTTTGCATGTCGCAGTTCACAACACTGTGAAATATAAAATCATTACTGCCGCCTGGCAATGCCCAATTTTGATAGTTTTCTGCAATGCCACCTACATGCAAATAGTCTGCCCAAGTGGGCCATTTATAGTTTGTAAAACTACAACCAAATGCATGTAAAGTTTTGTACATAATTTATCCATAAAAAAAGCGACTATTTGTATATAGCCGCTTTGATTATAGTGTAAAATAAATTACTCTTCGTCTGCGATTTCTGCTTCTTCTAAAAAGTCTTTGTAACTTTTGTAAAGTGATTCTTCAACACTAGCAATAGCATCTTCTTCAATTTCAGTTGGCTCTTGATTCATTGGATTATCGCCACCTGCCGCTGCTGCATAAGCCTTCTTAGGACCATTTAGTCCGCCACTTAGACCAATCAACTGATCTTCTGTGTCACTGTATTCTTCTTCTGGTTCGTTAGCATATTCTTCAACCTGCTTGTAACCATCAAAGCCTGCTAGTTGCATAATAGCATTAAGTTCTGCTAGAGGAATTTCAACAGTTTCTTCAACTTCTTCTTCAGCAACTTCTTCTGCTTCCTCAACTTCAAGGTTGTCTTCTTCAGCAAATTCTTCTTCTGCTACAGGCTGTTCAACTTCTTCAACCTGCTCTTCTTCAATCGCAATGTCTTCTTGCTGAACGTCTTGTTCAGCGAGTTCCGCTGCGATATTGTCTAGTTTACTTCTTAGTTCAGCAATATCCATTACTTGTCTCCTTCTTTAGCAAATTCATATTTGCGTGTTTCTAAACTTTTTAGCATATTTTCATTGTATGCATCACCAAAGGTTGGGTCACCTTTTGTATCCTCGTAATCACTGTCAAGTAGTGCGGTGTATTCTTTACCTTCTTCTTTCAGTGCTTCTTCACGAGCAATTTCTTCTGGGTTATCCTGATTAATAATAACTAAATGACTAGCAGGCACACCAACAACCTGGCTTATATATTCATACAATTGATGTGCAGTTACAGGATACTGTAGTTCTGTATCCATGATAAACACTTCAGCATTGTTAAGTGTTTGAAAGTCCATGGGATGTTCCTGAATTGGAGTTTTCTTAGGCTTGCTAATGCTTTTCATATCATATTTTTGCAGAGCAGTTTCTAGTGCATCCATTGTTTCGTCATCGCATTTTTCAGCCATTTTAATACGAAACTTATATGTTTGTTCACTTTCTACAAGATAACTTCTAAAACTTTTCATTGGTGTATTCCTTGTTGTAATAGTGTATTTATTACTTTTGTTCAGTATTTCTGCCTAAAATTTCCATTAAAAGTTGGTTACGATCAACAGTTTGCCCGTCACCATCTTCGGTATCTTCTCCTCTTGCAGCCGCTTCCTTTGCTAGTCTAGCATCTAGTGTTGCTTTTTTTAGTTGTAGATCAACCATACGCAATTTTTTATTGATCTTTGCACTCTTTGCACTAAGTGCAGTATCCAACATACGACTAGCATTATTGAAGATTTCTCCACTAAAACGTGCTTCTACGTTCATTCCCAAGTCCATCAAGTCTTTGAATGTGTCTTGTGCAAGTTGTGCAATGTCGTCCATTTCTTTATCACTTGTGTCAAGTTCTCGAACACTTGGTAATGCAGCGTCTATCTTATCAACTTGAGTAAGTGCAGATTGTATATCTGGCAAATCTTTAGCAGTTACAGTTTCAACTACATTTGTATTTTCTTCTTGAGTAAGATCTACATTATTTGCACCTTCTAAATCAAAAAGCTCTTCAAGTTTTTTAGTCATAATATTTTCCTAGTTGAGATACCAATTTATATCTCTGTCCCTTTCTCCAAATAGTATTGCCAAAGGTCTAACTATTTCGCTGTTATTATATGTTGCATGACAATAGTTAAAGTTGAAAAACGTACCATGTTCTATAGGAATTAGTCCTGCTTTTGCAACTTTAAAACAATGACCATCGCTGTTGTCGCTAAGATCCAATACAAAACTACATGCACCTTGCATATTGTGTTTGGTTTCTATTTCTTTGTGTTCATCCACATGTGGTTGAAATGCTTCGCCTGGATACTGCGTTTGTAATGTAATACATAACAAACGTTTTAGTCCAATGCATTCACATAGTTTCTTAAGTTCTTCTCCAGGCACATCATCTAATTCTGTGTAAGGCAAATATGGACTACTTCTTGCACTTACTCTACCGCCTTTGATAGTTTCTCCGGGCGCAGGAAATGCCCAATACTTACTGTCTGTTATATACTCACACATGCTTTGCATTTCTTCATGCACTTTGTTTTTATCAATATCTGCAATAACACTACTGTCTAGACTTTTGTAAGGTGTAACAATGCTGTCTTTCCTCCACCATTTAGGACCATGACCATGTTCAAAAAATCCTTTGACAGTACTTGGATAGCCTTCGCCGATAATATTCAGTGGTTTGTCTACTGTGTGCATGTATTTTTCAAACAAGTTCGTTCCAATATCCTCTATTAGAATACTTTCGTATATTTCACTGTAAAGCACTCCAGTATTTGTATGCACCCAGATTTCATATTGACCTTGGGTATAAAGTGTAGTACCTGGACTTGTTCTTTCGCCTGACACGGGCTGAAACCAGCCTGTATATAGCATACCATTAAAACTTAAATCTATATCGTTCAAGCGTATATCTTGGATTTTAAGTTTACTTCCAGGATACTCGATCACAAGTTTATACCAGCCTTCTGCTAAATCAAACTGTTTGCCTAACTCAAAGTCGATCTTATTTTCTTTAAGATCCTCTAGATAAAATGTATGAAATGGTTTATTAGCCACAATGTCTATTAACATTGACAACACTCCTTAAAAATAATATTGCAATAGTACTTAGTACTAGCGTTTTCCGTTGTGAAATATATCGTCTTCGGTGACTACACGAAAGCGAAGACCTTTGTGTTTTGCCCACTTTGCTGCCGCTTCCCACTTTGCATGGTTAATTGCAATAGCAAGTTTCTCTTTTTCTCGAGTCTTTTCAGTAAGCACGGTCTGTGCTTTAGGTTTAATTTCAATGAGTTCGGCATGTTTCTGACCTTGTTTGTTTTGATATACTACAACAAAATCTGGCACATATACAGTACCTTTACCTGTTAGAGGATTACGATAAGGTATTTGTATTGCTTCACTTGCCCAACTTATAACACTAGGATGATTATCGCAGAAACGCATAAACGCATGTTCCCAGGCACTGCGATATCGAGGATCTTTATTACCACTATACTTTCCTGGATTCTTTACTGTGTATAAACCGTTTGCATATTTGTTACGGCTAAACACTTTAAGCCTCCACTTGTCGTTTGATGTTTTCGTTTGGTTGTATGTTTTGTTCGTAACCTAGTAAACTACTTGAATTTCTACTAAGGTTTAAGAATGTAGGTATTGCACTTTTTAAATTTGTACTGTTTTCAAACTCTTCAATTATATCTACAATGTATACATTAAGTCTATTAGCGGCTTCAATAGTAGCCGCTGTGAGTGCTGCCGCAGCTTCTTCGTTTGTTGTTCTTTTTACAAAGAATGCTTTCGCATATTCGTATTCTTGATCCGTCATTTGTATTGGATCGTTGAAATAGTTAGCAAAGTAATCTTGTACTCTTTGATCAAAATTATCTTGCGGATTAATGATTGGTAAGTTTGTTGATTGCGCCATATCTAATCCTACGGAGTGTCTGTTTCAAAACCAAATGTATCTTGATTGTAACCAAACTGTTTCTTTGTGTCACTTTGTGATGTTGTTACTTTAGTTTGTTTTGTATCACTTATTTTACTTGGATTACTAATTGCTCCAGTTTTACTTGGAATACTAGTTGCATTTCCTTTATCTGTAGTTAGTGCCGGTTCTGGTGCACTGTTAACAACTTGTATACTTTGGTTTTGTGTTTTTATTACTCCAGTTGCTGCGTTTAGTTTTACTGCACCATTATACCCACTAACGGTATTACCTTGTTTATTAGGCAAATAGCCGCCCACTGTATTGATAATACCGTCTGTAATATCGCCACTAACACCGGCAAACACTTGTTCTACTTTGCCAGTAACTGGCACTAGAATATTGCTACTTAGTTTCTTGCCTGTGAGAGCATTATTTAACACAATACCAAATGTGTCCTGTAATATACTGCTACCAGTCATTGGTTTAGTTTGATTATAAACAACGTCAGCATCTTTGATTACACCAATTACATTGCCTTGAAATAAATCTTGAGGGACTGTACCTTGTATATCTTGCAAACTACCATTTACAAATGCTTGATTATCATCTAGATGATCACTTATATCACTAGTTTCTACGTCATAATGTATATCACCAAATCCTCGAGGTGTAATATCATTTACAAATCCAGTAGCGTATTTTACAGTCTCGTAAGCCAATTGCATAGTATGTTGCATTAAACTGCCGTTTGCATAAGCATGTGTATCATGATTGAAAGCAGTAATAATAGGATTAATAAGTGTGTACTCTGCAAACCTATGGTTATGCATACTGTATATTTTTATGCTCTTAAAGAAGCGTTTATTGCCGCGCTGTAAACCCCACTGTTGTTGCACACGATCACTGTACTTGTCATATGCTGTGTATGCATTAGTTCCCTGGTCATATGTAGGATCAGCATTATAATAGATATAATACTTGTGCCACATATTTCTGATAAGTTCCTTTGCATCGTCATGAAACACTACATTTACTGGTGTATAGTTCCAACTATGATGACTTTGAACCTTTCGATTATATTGATTATGTGTTTGCACATCTATGCTGTATGTCGGCAAGTCAATACTTTTCACCAACAATGGCATCTCTAGTTGCTCTACTGTATCGAAAAGTGTAGCAGCTTCTGGCGTAAACTCAAACACAACATGAAACAGATTGCTGTAACGTGGTTGTAGTTCAAAATTATTATCAACAAAAGTGCGTGACGCATGTTTGTAGTCACGCACTGTTTCGCCTTGTGTGATAGGTGAGAGTAGTGGATTTACACTAGCCATGGAATGCTCCTATTAGCCAGTAACAGTTATTCCGGCACCTCTGGCTACTGATGCTCCAATGCCGTCACCTAGTGGTGTCTGTACAGCATTGTCAAATCTAATAGACATTGTAACCATTGCTGGTTCTTGTGATGCATAATCCAATTCATTATAGTTAATATTTTGTACAAAGCAACCGTAAAGTTCCCAAGTCTCAAGCACTGATGGTGCATTTGCACCATTGCCGCCATCTAAGACTTCAAAGCGTGTAATAAACTTGTAATCAATACCTGATGCCGCACTGGATTGCTCCATAAAGTCAAACTGCTTCTGTACTTGCTCTCCACACAACTTAGTGACTGCGCCGTTAACATCATCACGTAGATTAACTGTGACCATATCCCAAGTGTGCTTACCAACAATATAAACCTTACTGTTATAGATATCAATCTGTTGTTCTTCAAATGTTACTGAAGGACGAGTAATATTCATAACTTGCTTGGTTAGCTCTGTGCGTGGTGTACTGATACCAAAGTTTTCAAAACTCGCTCTAAAGCGATATCTAAGTTTTGGCATCAACAAGCCTTGACTTGCTGCGCTTTGATCACCATCAATAGGGACTGTAAATTTTGTTAATGATGAAACTGACATATCGTTTCGCTCCTATATAATTATAAAAGTATTTATCTGTTTCCAGTCATAAAAAATGGGGGGCATTCAACCCCCCATATCTTTTTTATTTTTATTAGACTGTGCTTGCTGCCGCTATGTTACCGCTTGCAATTTCACCTGTATTCTTAAGTCTGATTGGAATAAAGATAAATTCCGCAGCCTTTGCAGGTTCAATAGCAACGTCAACATATAGTTCGTTACGATCTATACGATCTGATGTATTGTTAGTTTCATCGCAAACTACCAAATAGTCAAATATACCACGCTTTGCAACTAAATCATTAAGTGTCTGTTCTACTTGTTGTTTTAGTTCATCTCTGGTAATTTTATCGTTTGGTTCAAAAACAAATCCTGTTGCAATAGTTTGTAGTTGACGTCTTAGATAACCAACTAGTCTTGCAACATTGATACGATCTAATGCACTAGTAGTTGTGGCGCGAGTCTTGTTACCGTAGTTAAGAATGCCACTTCCGTTAAAGAATGCAATTGGATTTACTCTGTTTGAATAAAGTGTATCTCTTAAACTTTCACGCACATTGTCTACTACAAAAGCGCCAGTAGTGCTGTTAACATAACCGATGCTTGTAACGTTATCTACTAGTCCACGACGTGTTCCTGCTGGTGCAAACCAAGGGAAACTAATATCATCACTTCTTGCAATTGTACGCAATACAGCATGACTTGGTGGAACAACCACTGTGTTTCCACTTAGGTCATTTGTTGTACCACTTGGGTAAAACACACCCAAGTATGCATCACTAGTTACTAATCCATCTTCGCCATTATCAGTTGCTGATGCTGTGTTTGTAGCCCAGTTTTCAATAGCAGTACTGCTACCTGAAAGTCTAATTGGACTATCACCAACAACAAATGCTGTGTTACGTCTATCGTTATTTAGACTTACCATGTTACTAATTAGTTCTGGATATCCAGGAGCTGCAATTACATTGAAGGTCCTTGCATCTTCACGCAATTCTGTACTAGAATCCAATGCGCTCTTCATTGCATTAGTAACAATTCTACGCACTGATTTGCGTCCAAAGGTATCGCCACTTGCAGTTACCCATGCATCCGTTTCTGTTGGAAGTGTTGGATAAAGTGTTGTGTCACTAAAGTTAGTGCGTGAGAAGTAATCACTTCTAAATTCTACCACATTATATGTGCTACGACGTGTATTGAATAGCAACATACCACGTGGATAAATTGTTGGATCTGGGCGATCAATATCCAAGTAATCACTTGTTAGTAGTGTTATGGTTGTTGGGATAGTACCAGTGACTACATCTGTTGTGCCGTCTCCCATAAAACGTGCATCACCAAAGATAATACCGTTTTCTGTTGTATTGTCTGTCTTGTCAATTGCTACCCAACGTGCTTCTCCGTCTACAGTTTGACGTCTGTATAGTGCAGGATAGTTTTCCAGGTCACTTGTGTCAATCCACAAATCACCATTTACTAGTGCAGTGTCATCGCTTTGTAGAGTTGGTTCACTAGTACTAAAAATTACACCACCTGGACTTGTATCGCCAAGAGCATAACCACGTGTATCAGTGATGTTTTGATATCCTCTCCAAGTTGTACCATCGTGTACTAGGATGTCTGCTTCAAATCCACTACTATACCAATAAGTTTCATCGCTTGGATTTGAACTAGGAGCACTTGTACTTGCAGTATATGTGTCTGCAATCCAGTTACTTAGGATAATATCGCTATTGTTACCAGCACGGACTTGTTTTGTTGTAATGCTTGTAGTAATACCAGCATCTACAAGTGGTGTGCCACTTGTATCTTTCATTACAATTACACCGCCTAGACTGTGTTGAATAACCAAGTAACCTGCACTGTTAACACTTGCACTTACGTTAGCAACGTTAGCACCGTTAATGTCACTTGCCATGTCTGCTAGACTTGTTCCACTAAGTGTTACTGTGACTGCACTTGTTAGTGTTGTACTGTTAGCCGCACTTGCTTGGATAGTAAATGATTCACTTGAAGTAAGTGGGTTTGCATCATTTACTGTACCTGTAACTTGCAATGCACCTGTACTGTAACGCTTAAACAACTTATAAGTAACTGTGTCATTTTCACTTACATCATACTGTACATAAAAACTACCTGTTGGAATGTCTTTACCGCCTGTTGTATCCAAGTTCTTTAGTGCAGTTTGATCGTTTTCATATGCTGGTGCACTACCTGAAGTAAATGCTGCATTGCTTGTACTGTATGTACTTACATCTGCTAAGAAACCATTGTTACTTGCTGTTGTTTTAACCCATACACTGCCTGTTGGGCGACCTACATTTACTGTACCAGTTACTGTGTCTGTTGACTTCCATGCTGGAACAGTGTAGTGAGGATCTTGTGCAATAACCGGAGCCGTATATGTGCCTGCAGTCAAACCTGCATCTGTAAGGATAGTTCCTGAAGCATTTGCCAGTACAATCTTACCGTCAGCAACACTGTCTACACCAACTGCTGTACTGTCTGCATAGATTTCAATCTTATTACTGTGTACATCTGCTGTAACACCTGTTATACTTGCATTGTTAATACTAGTCTTAAGATCAGTTACGGTACTACCAACCATTGTTACAGTTGTGCCGTTAATAGTAATACTGTTACCATTAGTAAATCTTGGACTTGCAACTGTGCCTGCAATTGTAGCATGTGAAATCTGCCAACTTGCACTACCTACTAATACCCATGCATTACTACGGTTTTTGTAGTAAACTGGATTACTAGTGTTTGTAGCAACCAATGCATAATCACCAATAGCACCGATTGAAGTCTTTGGAACACCGCCTACTAAATCTGTTGTACTTGTGATTACAGTTGGTATTTTGTTTGTAAATACGCCAGTTGACTTATTCCATTCAAAAATACCCCAACGTGTATCGCTACTTACATCCCACCAAACAGTACCATTTGTAGGATTACCTGTAGGACGACTTGAACTTGCAACAAGTTCTGCAAGGTCAATATCTGCTCTTGTAACATATGCTCTGTTGCTTACACCTAGTAAACTATATGCAGCCAATAAGCCATATTCGTTAAGTTCGTAACCATTAATTGGCGAGCCTGTTGCAGTATTATAAAATGTAGGATTGCCAAATGTTGCTGTAAGTTCTCTTTGGCTTCCGATTAAGAAAGTCTTACCTGCGTTTGCTGCCGTAGTTCCTGATGCTGTACCTGATCCTGTACCGCTTGTTTTGTCTTGGGCTGTTGCAACTACAATAGCAGCAACTGTGCCTAATGCTGATGGTGAGTAGTTACTTTCATCAATTACTGTAACTTCTACGCCTGGTGATATTAGTGCCATGTTTGTGTTCCTTATCTCTCACAAGATTTTTTATATATAATATTTATCCTAACCACCCTAAAAAACACCTGTTTTACCAAATCCCTTTAAAGGTCCGCGTTAAATACATGTATGAGACCGGTTTGTGAGATATGCGGACAACGTCCAAAAGCAGTAAACTATCGAAAAGACGATAAGATTTACTATAGGCGTAGATGTGAACAGTGCTTAAAGTTACACAAGCCTGTAAAGCCATTATGGGTTGATAGTGGATATAGGGTAAAACGTGTTTGTGAGGCTTGTGGATTTAAGCCTGTAATCAGAAGTCAGGTTACTATATTTTATGTTGACGGCAATTTAAACAATATTGATTCTAGCAATCTTAAGACTGTGTGTTTAAATTGTAATGCAGAATTAGTTAGTACGGGATGGCGCCGAGGTGACTTAACACCTGACGATTAAGATCGGCTAGTGTACCATCATTAGTAATTACTTCATCTTTTTTAGATTTGATCCAGCGCCATTCGCTAGGATGTACTGTTGTTGGTTCTACACCTGTTGTTTCATATTCAATTAGCCATTCAGGATCACCGTTGCGTTTTACTTCCCAAACTTCGCCGCCAATACTGCGAATCATTTCTATTTCATTTTCAAAACGCACATCAGGCACAACATAGTTGCCCGGATTATCCAGTATAGTTTTTTTAAGTAGGCTTACCCAGACTCCATCATAAAACCCATCACGCATGCAATCAGTACCAAATAACTGAAGCACCAAACGAGGAGTGACTTCCATTTGCGTTTCATTACACCAAAAGTCGTCTGGCTGTTCTCGCCATTGTCTTGACTCATCTGTGTCTCCTTCTAGCATTGCTCTATCCCAACCAAAGATTGTGCTTACACCGTCTTTGAGTTTGTCAGCAAAACTTACTTTTTTAAAGCCTTGATCAACCAATATGTCAGCGACAGTTCCTTTACCAGAACCGATCAGTCCGCAAATTCCTATAATCATGTAAGCCTCTTATTAGCCAATAATAAATGAAAGTGGGTCAGAACCATCTACATAATTGCGTAGTTCTTCATCGAGTTTGTCTATTTCAACTTGCGCTTCTGCTTTAAGTGCATCACCATTAAGGCTTGTGCCGCCTTGTGGTCCAGCAATAGTTGTAAACTTGCCTCTTGCTTCACCTAGCGTGTATTTTGCAAGTGCTAGTGCATAGTCTTGGATCCATGGTCCAGCGTGTCTGTCCTGTAGTAGTCTACTTTCTGGACGCAGGTTATAAGTCCATAGTACAATCTGTTCTCCGCTTGCACTAAACTTGCGAAGCAGTGTAATTTTTTTAGTAACAGGATTAAACTCAAAGTTGATAAAGCCGCCAAACAGTCTTGCACTTAGTTCCTGATACTGATAGTACATTTCATATGTTGCCATACCACCGATGCGTCCACTTTGCAACAAATAAGTATTCTGAAATGCTGCCTCAAATGGTTCAAACTGTGTACCAGTATCACTTGATCCACTGCCAACACTGCGTCTAAATGCTTGACGAACTTCTTCGATCTCGTCCGGTAGTGTATACTCTTGCTGTTCTTTGACAACACTTAGAAATACATATGAACTTTCATACGCATTTTGACTGCGCTGACGAAAACGTTTTACTGCTTTGTCAATACTATTGTCATAGTGTTCCGGATCAAGTTCAACATCCACCATGCCATCGCCCAAACGATAGCGAATGTAATCTACTGTGTCTGCTCTTAGTGATGCTAATGTTGCCATAGTGTATCCTTATCTATACACTATTTATTACTTTACTGCTTTAAGGATCACAGTGTCAGTGTTGAAGCGTCCGTTCATCTTAGTTTCAACTGCGTTGATGTTATCCAGAAACTTACGCAATTGTACTTTGCCGCTTTTGTTAAACTCACGCAACTGTTCCTCGGGTTTACGAAGCGTTTTAGCAATGCTTTTCTTTTCATCAAAGAACTGTAGTGTAGTGCCTTTGACTTGCAGTGTCGCATGCTCTTCTGCAATATACTTGCCAATCTTTCTTGTTTTAATATTAAACACCCAAACTTCTGTAGCATCGATAATATCTGCAGGATTAATGCTGGCTACTTTATACTTTTCGTCGGTTTTACAATACTTCATTTTAGCAACCAACTTGTCAGCACTCTTAGGCTTTGGTGTGCGTGTTTTACGAGTTGCTTTGCTTTCCTGTGTAATCAAATCACAAGCACCAACAATACTGTTGAAAAGTTCTACACCTTTTTTAATGTCTGCTTTGCTTAGATGTGCATATCCTTCACGCAAATCTTCATCCTGCTCACGAGCCGGTTGTTGTAGCATTGTATATTCTGCAAGTGGTCCTTCGTAAAAGGCTCTAATATGTCTTGCGTGTGCTTGATTTACTTGCTTGCTACGAAAGAACTTTACAGCATCAAACTTCTTAAACTTAGCGGGATCATTGATAAAGTCGTCAACTACTTCTTCAATCTCTGCAATAATGTTTCCGCTTGCTTCCTTGATACGTTCTTGGATGCTTGGCACATATACATTCTTAGGCTTTGCACTTTCTTCTGCTTTCACTTCAGCAATAATAGTCTTGCCTTTCTCTGCCAAACGATCTACAAAGAATCCCTGCATCCAGTTTACACTGTCTTCAGGAATCAAGTCTGCTTTATCGTTGTTCATGTAAAAGCAAAATGCCGCTACATGACTGTATGCAATCGCACCATCACTGTTCTTAAAGATAGCCTGTGCAGTTGCTTTGTCATACTTCTTTTTTACATACTGTTTGATAATAGGCATGTATTCTTTTTTATCTACATCAAAATGAAAAAAGTCTTTTGCACGACGATAATCATCCATTGGAGCGGCGTTTGCACCAGTTGTTTTACGTCTAGCACGAGGTGCTTTTTTACGAGCAAGTTTTTTACCTTTAAGAGCAGTCAATGCCATCGTTCATAAACTCCATTTCCATCTGTTGTTCAAACGTAGTTATCTCCAACTGTTTAAGTTCGATAACTTTGTCTAACAGTTCAATAGTTTTTTCACGTTCAACACCGGTAGCAACTGCATTTCTTACTGCAGTTAGTGTTTGAATATCTTTAAATAGTTCTACCATTACACTACCTTTCCGTTTACATACAATGAGCTCTGCATCAAACGCACCTGCTTCAAGCGGCT